AGCTAAAAATTGTTTAAATTCCATCTATGCCTCTACAGCAGTTTGATGTTTTATTTATAATTCCAGAACTTTGATTATATCATCAACTGTATTTTTTATCAAATGATTTTTCATAACAAAATCATACGCTTTATCAACTAATATATTATTTTTTTGAAAATTTTTCAATAAAACCAGTAATTCGTCTTCTGTATTAAACGTTTGTCCATAATCAGATAACAATTTAGCTCCTGCAATATTTCTTGATATCCATGGAGTCTTATTAATCATCGATTCCAATATAACTAAACCGAATCCTTCGGAATCGGAATTCATAACATAACAGTCAGCATCCGATATAGCATTTTTAACATCTTTCGGATCATCCAACATCAGTGAAATGATATTGTTTCTACTTATAGGTTTTAAATTGTACCTGTTATCATAACCTGTAATCACTAAAATCGAATCTTGTAAATTTGCTTTTTCAAAAGTATCTGCCAACTCTATCATTTTCTTATTATGCCAGTAGCCTCCACAAGACAGAAACATTCTTTTATTTTCAGGAATATTAAATTTTTCTTTAAATAAACCTTCTGTTCCTATAGAATCGATTTGTGATGTTCCATGAACAACTTTCACTGCTTTATTTTCAACACCATATTTTTTTACATGGTTCCAATCTTCATGTGTTGAACATCCTACATATTTTACATCATGTAAGGCTTTAACACAAATTTCACTGTCGGAAGGTTTTATCAGAAGATATAATATTGGAGAATCTATATTTTTGGCATTATGAAGAACAAAATTTTGCACTCCAACATCTCCTCCATGAACAACAATCAAATCTTGTCCCAAAAGATTTTTAGCTTCACTTGTTACTTTTACACCATTTAAATCACCAGCATGTTCTCCAGCAACGACAGTCACATCGAATCCTCTACTATAACATTCTTCTGCCATTTGTTGAACGTAGTATTCTGAACCTCCAGGAAAAGGAGCGTAGCGATGAACAACAAAACAAATTTTTTTATGCTTCAATTTATACCTCTTAATGCTTTTGTGATTCCTTCTTCTAAGGATATTTTAGGTGTATAAAAAGATAGCATTTTAGATGGATCACAACATCGATACATTACACCTACAGGAGCAGTCAAGATGTGTTTAACCTCAGGATTATAACCAACAATTCTACAAACCATTTCTTGTAATTCATTAAAGGAAGTTGCGATACCGGAACCTAGATTGACTGGACCTCGAATATCTTGTTTGATTGCCTCATCAACAGCATCAACAATATCATTCATGTGGATGAAGTCGCGAACTTGTTTACCATCTCCCCATATCTCAAAAGGATCTTGTTTTTCTTTTCCTCTTTTAATGTATGATGGAAACGGATAATCTAAATCTTGATCTGTTCCATAACCACTAAAAGGACGAAAAATATTCACTTTAATATTATCTGCTTCCAAATATTGTAAACAAAATTCTCCAGTTAATTTAGCCCAGCCATACGTCATATCCGGCGTTGAGCAATCAGCCAAATTTATATCCGTTTCTTTAAGTTTATGTTGATTTTCTATTTTTTGCAATTTTATGGGGTAAGCAGCCGAAGATGAAAAGTAAACAACTCTTCCGGGCTTCGTTTTTAAACACCATTGAACGAATTCAGAGTCTATCGAAAGATCATCGGCTACAGCTAAAGGATTACCCTCAATAGTCAGTCTTCCTCCGACAATAGCGGCGAGATGGATCACTAAATCAAAGTGTGTATTGGGATTTAGTCTGAAAAAATTCCTACAATCATTTCCATCTTTTAAATCTACACCAAAAATTTCATGTTCAGAATATTTACGCATAAAGTATTTACCAACAAATCCTTTATGACCAGTAATTAAAATTTTCATACTAACATATCCTCTTCATAAATCGAATTGTGTATCCAAAGATCATCTACATGAAAATGTCTATCATAAATTTCTTTGATTAGTGTGTATCCCTTCGAAGTCAATATCTCTCTAGAGATATTCTTATTTGAACTCCTAAAATCGTCAACTTCAAAGGTAATAACACTAAAACTATAAGTACATTCTAAAACTCTATATAAACATTCTAAAGTGATTTCCGGTGGTTCCAAATCTAATGATAGATAATCTATCATTTTCGGAAAATTACTTTTATTTAATAAATCCTCATAATCAATTTTTGTTGCATCGTGTAAAATGAATTGAGTGTTTGGTCTATTTTCTGCCCAACCAAATTTAAATTTTTCATCATATTCGATTGCTATGCCTTTCCAATCCCTTTCTTTTTCAAAGAAATATGTATTATTCATGTTATTAAAATAACAAGCGCCTAAATCTAAAAAATAACCTTGTCTTTTTTGTTTCAATATTTTATCGACATATTGATCTTGTTTTAACTGTGACCAGTAATTCATCACATTTCTCCAGCTAATATCATATCATTTAATCTATTGACATAGGTATGTTTTTCTTTGACCATTTTCATCTGACGTAGGATCAAATCCTTCGTATTTGGATCACTCTGCATTCTATTACTAATCTCAAAAAGCTCTCTCGGATCACTTGAATATGCTGCCTCTTCATCAAAAAACTTATAAACCGAGGGAGAATTAGTAATCACTAGTTGACCATAACTACAATTTTTTATAGAACGACATGGAATATATTCATTAGCTAGATGATTTTTAGGACGAATATCGATTGGTAAATAAGACTTTGAAACAGCTTCACGAATCTGCTCAACTGTTAATGGATTTTTGTGTGGATCATTGTGAATAAACTGTATATTATTTTTCACGCACTCTTCAGCGAATGGAATAACATAACTTTCATTACCATCATCTTGATTTCCCCATCCTTTGCTTATTGTTCCTCCAAAAAAAGCAAATTTTGGTTCATGAAAAGGAACGAATCTTTTATCAAAATCTATTTCGTTTGGTAAAATATCTGTTGCCCAAATCGAATAAAAATTATCATAATGTTCTCCTCTCTCATAATACGAAGTGCCATCATTTATCTTAATATAATTTTCTGGTTGAAAAATATAAGCATAATTTTTATCAGGAATCCCATTCATTCCCCAATTATTAGCAAAACGGAAATCAATTAACTTGGCAACTTTGTCTAAATACATTTCTGCGCCGGGATTGCCCTCGACGGGTCCTTTATTTCCCAGGTAGTGTACAATATAAGTTGCCGTTTTGTTTAGTGGCATATTATTGCTAATTCCGTTTTGAAACACAAGCCACTGCTCGGTAATAACTAAGGCATTATCAAAAAAATCATTGGTTATATTATCTCGATTATCTAACCAGTATATCGGATGTCCGAGATATTTTCCAGCGCGATATATTGCTTCATGAATAAATCCATGTGTGTGACCCGTATCCAACTTTGCTCCCCACACAATAATCTTACTAAATTTCATTTTATTTCCTTATTAAGAACCATGCATTATTTTCCACAAAGTTTAGTTTCAAGTCCTCTCTCTCCATAGAAGAAATAAAATCATCTACAGCTTTGTGAACGGAGGGCAAATTTATATCATGACCAGCAAAGATACCACCAAATTTAACTTTAGACCAATACGATTCACAATCTTTCAATGTTGCTTCATAACTATGATCACCATCAATAAAAATAAAATCTAATGATTCATCTTTTAATTTTTGAGAAAACGTTGCACTACTCTCGAAAACGAAAGAAACTCTGTCTTCAAATTTGGACAATCTCTCAATACAACGCTGTTTCGTTTCTTCTTGCCTTTCTTGTGTGAGTCTAGTTCCATCCCAATCAACGAATGATGGATAAGAGTCTACTGCAAAAATCTTAGAAATGTTTGGAAGATTCCTCAAAAAATATTCTGTTGTAAATCCATGACACACTCCAATTTCACATCCTATTAGACTATTTCCCAATTCTTTTAAATGTAGCACTAATCCTTTACCGGAAATAGTATGTTCTTGTGATCCATATTCTATCTGTTTATCTACCCACTCGATTGCATTTAAATGATCATAAGGATCACCGGATTTTATAATTGTAGAAGGCGCGGTGTTAATAATAAATTCTTCACTCATATTTTTTCTCTATAATATTTTTCCATTCTGGAACTCTGTCATATTGATGCACCATTGAAAATGGTGTTCCGCTTGAAGTACAAACAATATCATCCTTCAGGATAGGAACATTCTCAATCAGTTTATTTCCATATTTTTCTTGAATTTGTGGACCTGTAGTCCCTAATTGTGCGGCATATCCATCCTCAGACATAGCAAAATTTGTAATTTCACGATAACTTTTCATTCCCAAAAGAACATTTAATGCTGCTTGATCTGGTCCACCACCGCCCTCGATAAAGTGATTTGTTCCGTTACATGCCAAGAATATATTCAAGAACAAATCCAGCATAGTATCAAATTCTCCAGAAATAGTTCCGGCATTAAAAATTAATTTATGTTTGTATTCTTCATGAACGGAAGGTCCAAATGATTTGAGAAGATTATTATTTCCCCATTCTTCATTTTCATATCGAATAGATTCACAAGCCACATTAATTTTTTTATCACCAATATTATTTTCTAGCCAAGTAGAAGGATTAGTTTGAAAAATAACATCTTTTACATCAGTGGAAAAAATATATCTATACTGTTTTCTAAACTGTTTCAAAAATAACCATTGATGAAAAAATCTCTCCACTACTATTGAAAAATTTTGCTTGTATTCTAAAGTTCGTTTTTCATCATTTTTATGAAAACCGAATATAGTAAAGCCTTTTTGAGATATTATCTCACAGGTATCATAATCAACATTATAACAAATCATCACTTTATCGCCAGAAAAACCGGATCGTTCTAATGAATTAATCCAGTATTTAATTTTATCATAGTTATAATTAGTAATGCAACCAACGATCAAATCTTTCATAACAAACTCCAGTTTATTGTCCCGGCGTATCCTTTTTATATCTATTAACTAAATGTTTTGTTCCCCATTGTCCTGCGCCGGCGACAGGTAAAATATCAGGATGTGGAGATTTCTTTTCTTCACTCACACTTTTATGTAGT